TAATATATATTATTATGAATAAAAATACCAAACCAAGTCTATCATATGGTGCAATGGGCGACTGGATTATAAAGTTAACGAAAAATGGTCAGGAAGGTATAGATATGAGAAAATCATTATTAAAATTGGTAATATTGAGCGGCATTATATTATTTTCATGTATAACCGTATTAAGAATAATTCTTTCACCAGGCACTGCTGATTACAACATACAAAAATATTTTTTTGTCTATACTATTCCAGTAATTTTGTTATTTGGACTAATATTAAACATTGGTCAAAATGAAGAGACGGGTAAGAGGTTTATGAAAATAGTAGGAATAATCATAGTAATCACTTGCGGTGTATATTACTATGCTACAACAACGGATTCAATATTGAAAGTTTCTTTATTGTCGAATTTTTTATTCATGACGTTGATTACAATAATAGGTCTAGCGATTATTTACCAAATTTTGATTGATTACATGGTTCGTTTAAAGGGTTGGCCTGGATTTATTGCACAATTGCTATTTTATGTTCCCTGTGTGATATTAGATGCGTGGGAATATATTGTAGCACAATTTCAGCTAACTCCTTATTCCATATATTTATTTATAGTATTCGAAATATTACTAATTATATTGTATGCTTATTTACCTGAAATATCAAATAAGGTTACTGGTATAGACGATTCGATTCAAGGAGTGGATAATGTAATGTTTTTAGATGGAGGAAAAAAGGTGATTATCAATAGCGATGAGTTAAAAGTTCCAAAAAATTCACAATCCGAGTCTATTGTGGAATTGCAGGGTAATTATCGAACAAATTATGCTGTATCCATGTGGGTATATGTGAATCCACATAGTCCGAACGATATAGCCTATAAAAATGAAACAGAAATATTCAGTTATGGACACGAAGATAGCGACGGAGTTCAACATGTAAAACCCATGATTCGATATTACGGAGGAGGAGATAATGACCAGGTGATGGAGCGAAATAAAATGATTTTTTATTTTTCGAAATATTGCAAGGAACATGGTGGAAATACATGTCCAGATAATGCGCAAAACCAAGGAGAACATCCTTTTTATGACGTAACGTTGACGAATCAAAAATGGAATCAAATAGTGTTGAATTACAATCGTAATATTGTTGATATTTTCGTAAATGGTGTTTTGGAACGTTCATTTACAATGACGAATAATATGCCGATTTATAATGATCTTGATACAATAACGGTGGGCGATGACGTTGGAATAAAAGGTGGTATATGCAATGTAGTATATTACAAACACCCTTTATCAAAAGAACAAATCACAATTTCCTATAATTCCAAAATGAGTGCAAATCCACCTGTAGCATCAATCGCAGATAAATCATCTTCATCGTAATATTATTTGTTGGGATATAACAAACTATTTTATATCGTCATTTTATATAATCATGGAAACTACAACTATTGTTTTAGCTATAATTGTAATTGTCTTAGTGTATGTGTTATATGCATTTTTTATTAGCGGGTCGTCTGTGATAAGTAAATCCGCAAGTTTGAAAGAAGGGGGTAATTCACCGATTACAACAATTAACAGTGGACAATCAACACGTTATGCCTACGGTATATGGACATATGTAAATACATGGGACTCTACGCGTGAGAAAACTATTTTTTCACGAGATAATACTATTCGACTATATTTAGCGGCAAATAAGCCCTCGTTATATTGCACAATTACGTGTGTAGGTAGTAATGGTTCCTCAATGGAGAACCATGATTTATTGATTACAGATAATTTCTCAGTTCAAAAGTGGGTGTATATTGTGATTAGTTCTGATAATACTATTATTGATGCATATATTGATGGTAAACTGGTTAATTCAACAAAATTACCCACATCGCCCAATCAACCTGGAACTGCTAAGGAGGCCCCTATAATATACGGTTCCGGTTGGGATTGTTATGTAGCCGGATTTCAAAATTGGAGTAATCCAATTGGTCCTCAGGAAGCATGGGACAATTATTTGTCAGGAAACGGTAATTCAATGTCTCAATTTTTCGGAAGCTACTCATTAAATATAGGTGTAATGAAAGATAATGTGCAACAATCATCATATACCGTCGATATGTAAACAATTGATATATATATAGCAAAAAAAGATGTTATAAATATATAACAAGTATTTTCTTATAAAAATGAATGCACTACAACCAGAGGCGCCAACCAATGTTAACTCGAATAATATTCCAGTCGCGGTTACAACAGCAATCGACAACACATCAGATGGAATATCGTCAGCGGCATCGAACATTTCAGATAGTATAGCAAATGCTTCCACATACGTGGAAGATTCTGTATCTTCCTTTGGAGATGCCGATGTAGTCGGAACCAGCACCGACTTTTTAAATTCCAATACATTAGTAGCAAAATTTTGTTTTATCTTATTGGTTCTAATCGGGTTTATGATCCTGGTTAATTTAGGAGTTAAGATTATCGGATATTTCATGAAACCAAAGGGAAGTCCATTTTTAATATCGGGCACTATGAATGCTGCGAATGAAGTTATTATTTACCAAGACCCAAAAAATGCAGATTCAATACCTATATTACGCTCAAATAATCAAAATATGGGTATTGAGTTTACATGGTGTTTATGGATATATATTAACGATTTAGCAGCCACTCCCAAATATTCAGTGATTTTCAATAAGGGGAATGCTAGTTATGGAGATAACGGTCAAGCAACCGTGAATAATGGACCAGGACTATATTTGGATAATTCGGGGAATAATCTTGAAATAGTGATGAATACAGTTGCTACATCAAATCCCGCAGAATCTATTACCGTTAAAGACGTACCTCTTCGCAAATGGTTTCATTGTGCAGTTCGTATTGAAAATACTGCATTAGATGTGTATATTAACGGCACCATCGTATCTAGAAACATAATGCAAGATGTACCTAAACAAAATTATCAGAATGTAAACATTTGTAAAAACGGCGGATTCAATGGTAATATAGCTGATTTACAATATTTCGACAAGGCACTCAGTATTTTCCAATTAAATAATATAGTATCTTGGGGGCGTAATACAAATGCAGCAAACTCCACGGGAACCGCAGATGCGACCGGTTTCCCATACTATTTATCAACTATGTGGTATTCGTCAAACACATAAACATACGAGTAAAATAATCAAATATTAACTATCTATATAAAGTAATATTTGATGGCTAACTTTTTATTAACTTGTAGGAATCAACGGAAACAACGACAGCAATTCTTTTTACACGAGGCTGGAAGTAATGTTCGATTCACGGTAGTGTCCCCATATACTTATGATGCGAGTGGACGTTTAATATACACCCCCGCAGAATTGGATATGCGCAGAAAAGCAGAGATTTTAAAATATCAAAGTTCGTCCAATAACTTTTCGGGGAAACGAAAATGGGCGTATCTTGCGACAAATACAAAGTCACTCGCATGTCCTGAAATATATAAATTAACTCCAAACACGTCATCTGATGTACCAGGTAAACCAATGATGTTATATAATAACCCAAACGTTCCGTTATATAAATACAATCTTACTGAACTAGGTAATTACGATGAGATTCCGTATAATAACCTTAAACGTTTGTATGATATATTTCCGATTACAAATATTAATGCAGATAATGGTACAACTGCTATTTTAACCGATATTGTTATTCTGAATCCCAACAATAATTCTTTCGCGTTTGGGTTCACTATTCCTGTTACAATAACATACAGTGCTACCTTTCGAGAAGTGTCTTCTTTTGTTATTCATTCTGCGCAATTATATATTCAAAATGCGACGCTGCATATTTATTATAGTGATTCTTTGGTAGCTGATGTAGATGCAGTATATAATGTACAACCATTAATATCAAAGGACTTAATGATATCTGCTGCGAATATCACAGTAGATGTTCAAAATTCTAGTGTTGGTTCCATAAATTTACAACAATATTTGGGAACTATTTACATTCCACCTATTAATCTTCAAACAGTTACACAATATGTGTATAGATGTCTCATCACGATTAATATTGGATATTCTGAATATTCAATTGATACGCCACCACCACGCGCCCCTTATCGTAGTAATATAAATGGAGGTGATATAACAGATAGTTATCCCCAAGAAGCAACATCACTAACCGGCGTTAAATTCGGCACAATTGCAAATATTGTATCACCTGAAAATAGCATTTCAAATTGTGCAATCAGCGTAAATCAAGCAAATATAGATTCTGAAGGAATTCCAATTGTTGATTTATCGGGTAATGCGACATTTAATAGAGTAGAACCAAATGAGGTTGAATACATTCCATTTGATATCTCATCAACAGCTACCAGCTAATTATGATAATAAGTTGTAATCAAGTTATTATCTATTACAAACCGCTAATAAAATCAGCTAATGGTCTTAAAGATACAATATTTTTCCCATCATCTTTACTATTGGTATTAATAGTGAATTCATTATTTAAAATATTAATCATATGTCTTACATGATGATAACCAACATCCTGTGTATTTTTTTGTAATTGTGCTATATCTGTTGTATCGTAACCTAACCCTTTCACATTATTTATCACTTTTTTTTTCATTTGTTCTAAGTTACGACAGTGATAATGAACAAGACATAACTCGGTTAGAAAATAATCGTCTGTTTGATAATGATTACCATGGTCAATCTCTCCTCTCCAATTGCGTTTGTTAAAAAAACTCTTCGCCATATCACTATAATCTGCATACATACCAAACGCTGTTTCAGTTGATGCGCGTACATAACCGACATCATTACCATTACTAATTAATGAATTAATATAGTTTGTTTTAAACACTGTTTCCGACACAGGTAATGATTTGAAATAATTTAACGTTCTAAATGGAAGTATCTGATTTAATTCTTTATCATAATATACTACAAATTCGTCAATGTCTATGGGATATGCAATATCATAATCGCCACGGTCTGGATCATTAATTAATTCATTCATATACTCGCCCTTCAACGTATAATCCTTCCTTTGAATTAAAAATACCCCTTTTGATTGATATTCTTGTATTTTTTCAAATGTGCCGTCTTCGCTCATATTATCAATAACGTATAAATTTTGATAGCCAAATAGAGTTCCATGATATTTTAACCAATCTTCTACTATATCTATTTCATCTTTTACCATGGTAAATAATTTAATAATCATAATATGAATAATATAGCTTATTATGATATAATAAGAACCTTATTAATACTTAACACCTAAACCTTTCTATTTATATAAAAGTGGATGTCCGTAATCTTTTTTTCATGTAATATCGTATTCATTAAAAATTCGGGTAATTCGACATCCGCATATGAACCACCGCGTGTGTTATCAATACCAAACATATTCATAAAAAGTTTTACGTCTTTGTCTACATCATATAAGTCTTTTACTTCAGTTGTATATACGACCTTTCTTGGTGCATTTATTATAGCAAACTCGTATAATTTTCGGCAGTTGGCTAATACTACATCGACATCTTGTTTAAAATCGACATGCAATAACATTTTATCATTTTCAAGAGAAACATAATACATATATAATGGTGCTGATTCTAAATCTTCTGCATCTTCATACTCGGTATCATTCATGATCGCTAAATTTTGACTTTCTATTAATTTACAACAATCTAAAAACAAATTTAAACGTTCTTCTTGGGGAACTGAATGCATATCAACAATAACATCATGGGGATCATCTAATATATTGCGTGTATCTTCATCCATCCATTCAAATTGTTTGAAATATTCATCATCCAAATCATCATCATCGTCCGATTTTTCTTCCATATTATTCACGACCACTGTATTTGCTATAAAACCATTATTCATAATTTCATCTAGCTGTGATGGTGTAGTTCCGGTAGATATTGTAATTGATTCTGTACTACCAACTATTTCTGCACTATTTGAATCTAGAACAGTTGATACGGCTCCCAATGTATTGTCGTTATTATCCATTATAAATATGATTATATATATTGCTTGCTATATATCATTTGTATTACAAAATATTTTAATAACTTCTATACAAAAATATCTATATAAATGTAAGTATCATAACTAAATTTATACGAATGAATACCCATATTGGAATATTAATACCAAGCACTACCAGGAATCGTCCTTGGACAACACTCGAAGAAACAACATTATTTTCAACATTTATTCCATCATTCTTTTCTACATACTGTAACAAATTCAAATATACAATTTACTTAGTTATCGACGACGACGACCCAATATTAACACAGACAAATACTCAAGAACAATTGGAGAAATATGTATTGATTATGAATAATTCCGCCATTAAATTTATATCAGCAAACGGTATTGAAAAAGGGTGGGTTACACATATGTGGAATCTCGCATTCAAACAAGCATACGATGATGGTTGTAACTATTTTTTTCAATCAGGTGATGATATTGAATTTCAGTCTAGTGGCTGGGTTTCTGACTCTATTACAGAATTAAAACGTCATCAAGACATCGGATTAACCGGTCCACTTGATTATGGTCGTATGCATGTTGGTTCGAAAGATTCCCATCCTGGCGGTGAGCGATTTATTCAAACGCAATCATTTGTTTCAAGAAAACATATGGAAATATTTGGATTTTATTTCCCCGAAGAAATAAAAAACTGGTTTTGTGATGATTGGATAACGAAAGTATATTATTCGAAATACTTTTATCAAATCAATCATTTTGCATCTAATATAGGGGGGGAACCAAGATACAAAGTGATTGGAGAAATTATGAATCCTGCAGACCCTACATTCAAAGCATGTAATCGACTTATTATCGAAGGGCAGCAAATATTACATGATTATTGCTCAAAATAAGTCTTTATAAAATCCCATATTTCATACAACAGGAGGAGCAGCAGCAGGAGTAGTAAGAAGAGGAGGAGGAGGAGCAGCAGCAGGAGGAGGAGGAAGAAGAGGGGGAGGAGAAGCAGCAGGAGGGGCAGGGGCAGTAGCCAGGAGTTAAGCGGTAGCTGCACTATTATATTGATTCGCAGCTCGAATCACAGAAGCAGAAGAAGCCTCTGCGTTAGCAGCAAAGCTCTTAGCAAGTTCCACTGCATTATTAGCAGTATCAATCATTGTATGTTTGCCCCCTCCACTTGCTGTAATCGCCTATGGTTTCTGCCATACAAGTCCATTACCGACAGTCCTTAAAGTCACCTGACCATTCTGAAGTATTAACCCCTTTCCCATACCTACATTTGAACCTGGTATGCTCCAGATTTCCGACCCGTTGTATCTTATCGTAAATGCACCGTCTTCCTCGTCACCCGCATGGCCTTCCCATTTTGCCTGAGAATTGCCCGGGGAGCGACCGCTTTCGTACGACCATATGGTTGGACCGGTTGGACTAATACCTCTTATTAACCTCAAACTCCCGTTCGTTTCTAATACTAGACAAAATTCACTGTCAGGATAGCTAGAGTCTATAATATATTGACCTCCGGTAACCACCGCACCCCCAGAACCAAAATTTTGCCTCCCAATATTAGTATAACCTTGTGTCGCAGCGGCCTGTATCGAAGCAGTCAGTTTCGCAGCCGCAGCAGCAGCCGTCTCAGCAGCAGCCGTCTCAGCAGCAGCAGGAGGGGGAGGAGAAGCAGCTAGAGCCGCATCTCTTGTAGGAGCAGCAACGGGAGTCATAGAACCCATGGGAGCTGATGGAGAATAAGAAGAACCCATGGGGGGAGCAGCAACGGGAGTCATAGAACCCATGGGAGCTGATGGAGAATAAGAAGAACCCATGGGGGGAGCAGCGGCCATCTTAGTAGCAATTGCATCTACCTCAGCAGCGGCCATCTTAGTAGCAACGGGAGTTATAGAACCCATGGGAGCTGATGGAGAATAAGAAGAACCCATGGGGGGAGCAGCGGCCATCTTAGTAGCAATTGCATCTACCTCAGCAGCGGCCATCTTAGTAGCAACGGGAGTTATAGAACCCATGGGAGCTGATGGAGAATAAGAAGAACCCATGGGAGGAGCAGCGGCCATCTTAGTAGCAATTGCATCTACCTCAGCAGCGGCCATCTTAGTAGCATTTGCATCTACCTCAGCAGCGGCCATCTTAGTAGCATTTGCATCTACCTCTGCAATATTAGAACTAGGTGAATAAGTACCGTATTTAGAGTTTAATATATCAGATAATTCATCAACACGTTCAGATAATGTGTATATTGAAGAACTCAAATTTGTTGAATTGGACGTTGAGGGAGTCAATGACGCAGAACCATGAGAATTCGTTAATGGCGTATAGTTGTTATTATTAAAGTTAGCCGTATTATTAGAAGATGTGTTTATATTTGGAGAAACATTGTTGTTTGACGGATTATCAGGTGGATTACTAGATGCATTATTATTATTATTTTGATTCGAACTAGTAGGTAATGATTGACTAGAATAATTTGATTCAGGTCTATAAGGAGGTGTTTGTGATGTATTCATCGAATTATTAGGCGGAAAAGGGGTTTGAGACATAGGTTTCGCATAATGAACAGGTTTGTTGATAATAGGAAGAGTTGATGTATTCACATTTGAATAACTAGGCATTCTATTACACGATTGTCCAGGTAAATCGTTAAACATTTGTGGTTGATAAGGGGGTGTTAATGCACCAGGAGGAGGTGGCGGAGGGGGTCTACCCCAATTAATCTCCCTTTCTTGGGAAGCGTAACCCTTAAATGGGGGGGAATCTACCTCATTTTCACACATATCCTCTGTATCAAATACTTTACCAAACATACATTTGTCCGTCTCGTCAATTTGTATACATTTTCCACTTCCATTAGAATATCCAACCGGACACCATTTTTTACCACTCGGTGCAGATGTGGAAGGAGAGAATTTAATATTCTGTTTCAAACCATTATTTAATTCTTCATCTAAATCCTTTTTCACTGTTTGAACAACATCTGGTTTGGGAACATCGGGTTTGGGTGACGACTTCGGAGAAGGATTTAAATTAAACATAGACCAATTCCATTGTTGTTGAACGGTTGTATCGCCATTTATATTATCCTCATTTTGCAACAAATTACCAACAGAATGAATAGTGCCTTCTGCAATATCGACACCACCTTTTGCTGTATCACCTGCTACATCTGCTGCAGTATTAATTACTGCACCTGTGTAGAAACCAAGAACACTTAATATTCGAGCAATAAATCCATAAACTATGCTCGCAACATTGTGGAAAATATTTACTCCTAAAAATGAAAAAAATAGAAGAGATGCTAGAATAATAATAATCATGTTCTTAGATATTTTCATAGAAGTTTTGGAGGGACTACTATTCTTTATCGGATTACTTATCTCCTTTAAATCTGTATCATTTGAAATACTATCCATAATTATATAATATATATATACACAATATTACGAAACACATGTTCGTTTAATTATCATTGTTTATATGTTCAAATAGTATAAAATGTCTGCTTTTGGTTTTATGGAGACATCGTTCTTTATTAGTTTAGGAATATCCTTTGTTCTTATTTTATTGTTGGTATATCATTTTAAACAGCGTCTAAGTATTGCGGAAGGTAAATTAGACACCATGTTTGAAATAATTAACAATCTAGCACAAGAATTATCTAATGTGAAATCGGTTATTGTGCACAATAATCGCCCGTCTACACCGTTTCCACATAATATGGTAATTCGACCCGATATACAACTCGATAGTGCGATTATAAAAGGTGGTAAAAATGAGGAGGTTAGATATAATAGCGAGTCCGAAGAAGATAGTGATGACGAAGATAGTGATGACGAAGATAGTGATGACGAAGATAGTGATGACGAAAAAATCATCGTATCTGATGTTGATGAAGATGATATAAGTATTGACTTAGTCAGCTCAGATTATGAAATTGCTAATGAGGAAACCGCAAATACGGATTTGGTAAACGGTGAAGAACCCGTTGATGTAACGCAAGATATATCAACAGAACTTCCAGATTTTCTAAAAATGAATTTAGGCGATTTAAGGTCATACATAACAGAAAAGGGATGGATTGAAGATGCATCTAAAATGAAAAAAACACAAATAATCAAGTTAATTGAATCACGAGATAGAGCATAGATATCTATATAAAATATTTATTTGAAAACATTATATGCTGAATAATATATAATGTTCTCATATCCTCAACCTGAACCCATATCATCTGCATATTCTGGTGGACAGTGTGAAACCGGCATTTCCACTCTTGGATATGCGACAAATAATGTCTATCCATCATTCCCTGCAAATATGGGTGATGGTCGTTCATTAATCGCATCTTACCAACCAGAGGCTATATTAAATGATAATTTAATAAAACAGAGTGGTGTAAAATCCAACTGGGAATATAGAAAATATTTAGTCGAACATTCCAAAGAGATTGCCGAATCCAATTTTAAAGAGGCTTGTAATGATTGTGGATATTTTGACCGATTTCGTCAAAATGAAAGAGGTAGTGGTAATGTTCTCGCAAATACAGGTATCGGATACAAAGACCCCAGTATTTTCCAAACCGAACAAAGTGATTTAAAAAAGTTGTATTTAAGTCGTGAGGAATTATCTAGTAGACATGAGCCTCAGACATTAACACAGGAACAACTATTCTCCTATATGTCTAAAAAATAAACGTAATATATATATAATGATTCCTTTTCACTTATTAAACATGTTCCGAGTCCATTTAACGGAATTGGCGGATTTCAACATATCCGACTGAAGGAATTGCAAGAGGTTGGTTCATTAACCGCGTTCTTATTTTTAACCTCCAATTATTTAGATTCCAAGATTAAAACTATAAGAGAGATGTTTAACAAAACCATTATTTAAAATATTTAAAGATGTATATTCATAATTTACAATATGACTAACTCATATTGTATCGGAATTGACCTCGGAACAACTTATAGTTGTGTAGCTGTATGGCAAAATAACAGTGTTGAAATCATCGCAAATGACCAAGGAACTCGAACAACACCATCTTACGTCGCATTTACAGACAATGAACGTATTATTGGTAATGGTGCGAAATCACAATCTGTGCAAAATTATGAAAATACTGTATTTGACGCGAAGCGTTTGATTGGGCGTTCATTCACAGATGCGACAGTTCAATCTGATATTAAACATTTTCCGTATACAGTGGTTGCCGATAGTAATAACAAACCAGTTATTCAGGTTAAATATAAACATGAATTAAAAACGTTTCAACCAGAAGAAATCAGTTCCATGGTTCTAGTTAAAATGAAGGAAATTGCAGAAGCATATTTAGGATGTGATGTAAAAGATGCAGTTATCACCGTCCCGGCCTATTTTAACGATTCGCAACGTCAGGCAACAAAAGATGCCGGTGTTATTGCAGGATTGAATGTTTTAAGAATTATAAATGAACCAACTGCAGCAGCAATTGCATATGGACTAGAAAACAGTTCAGATTGCAGTGGACAAGAACGCAATGTTTTAATATACGATTTGGGCGGTGGGACATTTGATGTTACGTTACTGACTATTGAAGACGGCATATTTGAGGTTAAAGCAACTGCCGGAGATACTCATCTAGGGGGTGAGGATTTCGATAGACGTATGGTTGAATATTGTATCCAGGATTTTAAGCGTAAACACAAACAGGATATTTCTCAATCTAAAAAATCAGTTCGTCGTTTACAAACGGCATGTGAACTAGCCAAGAAGACGTTATCATCTTCGACCGTTGGAAATATTGAAATTGACTCATTGTTTCAAGGTATTGATTATTCAGTTAGCATTACACGCGCCAAGTTTGAAGATATCTGCGCTGACCTGTTTAAAAAAACACTTGACCCAGTTGAAAACGTTATACGTGATGCTAAAATTGCGAAAAGCACCGTGCACGAAGTTGTATTGGTGGGTGGGTCAACGCGTATTCCAAAAATCCAAGACCAATTAAGTGAATTTTTTAACGGAAAATCGTTGTGTAAAAGCATTAATCCCGATGAAGCAGTTGCATATGGTGCCGCAGTTCAAGGTGCAATTCTAACCGGTGTGAAAGATGAAAAGGTAGAAGGTCTTTTATTATTAGACGTATTACCATTGTCTTTAGGAATTGAAACGGCTGGTGGTATTATGACGGTTCTTGTTCCACGAAATACTACACTTCCATGTAAAAAATCCCAAGTTTTTAGCACATATGCAGATAATCAACCAGGTTGCACTATCCAAGTGTTCGAAGGAGAGCGTCAAATGACCAGTCATAATAATAAATTGGGTGAATTTACTCTATCGGGATTGCCTCCAATGCCTAGAGGAATACCTCAAATTGAAGTAACGTATGATGTAGATGCTAATGGAATTTTGAATGTAGATGCACTTGAAAAATCAAGCGGTAAGACTGAAAAAATAACTGTTCAAAATGAAAAGGGGCGGTTAAGTGCCGAAGATATTGAAAAAATGGTACAAGAAGCTGAAGATATGAAAGTACAAGATGAGGAAATGAAGAAAAAGGTCGAAAGTAAAAATGAATTTGATTCGTTACTGTATCAAAGCAAATCTGTATTAGATAATAAGGCATTATCTGATGAAGATAAGACTACGATTCAAAGTAAATTAGACGAATTCGAATCATGGATGTCCGAAAATCCCAATGCGGATGTAGGTGATTATAGTGATAAAAAACTAGAGCTTCAAGATTTTATCATGAAATATAGCACAATGGGGTCTGAACAAAATACACACGAACCTATGGGAGAACCCGTACCAGAAGAAGATTCATTTCCAGAACCGTCTATCGAAGAAATCGACTAAGTATTTGTATTTTCAAAATTGATTCTTATAAATGTGAATCAATAGTATAAGAATACATGTATTACGCAGTAGCAAGGGGCAATACAAAAGGGGTTTTTGATAATTGGACAGACTGTAAACAATCTGTCCAAGGATATAGTAATGCTATCTTCAAAAAGTTTACTACTCTAGAAGAGGCGAACCAATTTATAGATGAACATACAACACCATTTATAAACAATGACTCTCAACCAGATTATTATGTATATACAGATGGTGCATGCAGTAAAAATGGTACAAGTCATGCGTCTGCCGGCATCGGGATATATTTTAGCCCAAACGATTCGCGTAATGTATCAATGCGACTTTCCGGTAAACAAACAAATAATGCTGCAGAATTGACTGCGATTATAAAAGCAATACAATTAGTTGAAAATGATGTTCGAAACGGCAAGTGTGTAGCTATTGTGACCGATTCAGAATATTCAATACGATGCGCCACCACATACGGCGAAAAATGTGCTAAAAAACAGTGGAAAGATGATATTCCTAACCAGGATTTAGTTCGTGAATTATACGAACTATATTCGCAAATGTCTACACTCAAGTTTATTCATGTAAAAGCACATACAAGGTTGATGGATATTCATTCTATTGGAAATCGAGAAGCAGACCGATTGGCGTGTGAAGGAGCAAACATGTAATATTTCATTTATTTCTTCTTTAAACACCCATTTAGAACTAATTGATTATCAACTATTATTACACATGAAATTAATCAGCTTTGATATTGGAATCAAAAATATGGCGTATTGCATTTTTATTATTCATGGCGATACAGTTCAAGTCCAAGACTGGGGTGTATTAAATTTAATGGATGAATGTGAATTACCTCAAAAATGCACTTGCAAACTCGCCAAGAAAAACACAGATAGTAACTGTAACAGTAAGGCAAAATATGTTAAAGACGGACAATATTATTGCGAAACACACATGAAAAAAAATATGAAGCTGAACAACTTGATATTGAGAAATAAATCGAATTATCCAGCGACCATAAAAAAAATGAAGAAAGACGAGTTGATTGATTGTGGAAATACATACAAAGTATGGAAGGATACACCTACATTTTCAACCAAAAAGGCGTATTGTGATGCTATCTTGGAACATCTGGATGCGATTGGTATAAATCCGATAATCTTTAGAAAGAAAAAAACAGCAGGTGAAGTAAATTTAATTACTATCGGTCGAAATATGAAAACGTGTTTGGATAATTTATGCAATGTTCATAATATTACACATGTAATCATGGAAAATCAAATATCTACAATCGCTTCACGGATGAAAACAATTCAAGGAATGTTGGCGCAATATTATATTATGCAACCATATTTACCACATATAGAGTTTGTATCTTCTGCAAACAAATTAAAACATTTAGTGATTTCTTCTGAACGAGATACATATAAACAACATAAAAAGGATAGCGTCGAATTTTGCGAAAAGTTCCTATCTTCAAATCAATATTTAGGAAATTGGAGAGATATTTTACATACACCCAAGAAGGACGATTTGGCTGATGCATTTTTACAAGGAATCTGGTATTTAAAACACACAAAACTAATTACTTATGCGGACAACTTAAAAATAAATAGTGTGTCTTTATCATAAGTTGATTTTATGGAAGTCATTGATATTGGATTAAGTGAACTCGAGCCTGTATCTTTTCAATTACACGACTATGACAAATCAAAGTCTGTTGATTCTGATCCTTCTGTGAATTTTGGACCTGGTATAGAATTGTTAATGAATGATAAAGGACGTTCAGGAACTAGTTCTACAAATGTTGATGTAAACGATTTAGATGCATTGGAAAGTGAATTGAATGAATTATCCAACAAACCAAGTTACCCGCCATCAAATAGCGGTGGTGGAGGATTCGCTGATATATTCAAGTTTGGGGGTGGTGGAAATAAGACTCCCGCAAACGCACCTCTTGAAACTGATTCTAATATTGGTTCTGCTACGATGGGCGGTATCGGGTCTACGACCACATGGGACGGGTATGGTAAGATGAATGATGTTCCCAATACAAGTGCACCTCGTATGTCGGACCGCGATAAGCGTCGTAAAAAGCGCGCGATGATCAAAAAACTAGACGAATGGTATGAAAAAGGATTTATTAAACACACATCCAACTTCAATATAGACTCTGATTTCGATGAAGTCGAAGACGAATATGAAACTGCGATGGAAGACAAACGAAAAAAAGACAGCGTTAAGTTACAAGGGTGGTGGTTTACTACCTTGATTAATTCACTTGAATATGGTAACGCAGTATTTGACCCGTTCGGATTAAATCTAGATGGCTGGGGGGAGCAAATCAATGAGGATATTGATAGTTATGAAGACATTTTTTCGGAGCTCCACGACAAGTATAAGGGTGGTAAGATGTCTCCTGAGGTATCATTATTATTACGCGTTGGATTCAGTGGTGCTGTGTTAAATATAACGAATAAAGCACTATCCACTGCTACACCCGGATTCAATGATGTTATTAAGCAGAGTCCAGAATTGATGAAGATGTTCTCGACCGCGACTGCACAAACAATGTCTCAGCAAAGTCCCGGATTTGATTTTGTAAACAGTGTTTTACACCCCGACGAACAAGTAAACACTTCTCACGGAGTTCCCCCTCCTCCTATGGAAACACAATCACAAGCACCACCAAATAGACCGGGAATGCAGTATACAACTGCACCTACTAATCGACCAGATATTTCGATGGGTAGAGGAACCATGTTTCGCGAAGAAGGTGTGAATGTAAATAACCAATATGAGAATGTATCCACTGAACAAACACAACCTGCAGCAAGACCCGAAATGCGTGGACCACAAAGTGTTGACTTAGATAGTCTACTTTCCGGTTTAAAAACGCGTGAGGTAAATTTGGGCGATAACCGTAATGATGAAAATACATCTATGGTAAGTGCATCATCACTTCGAGATGGACAAAATACCACATTACCTACTCGCACAAACCGCAGAAAGCAACGTTCTGATAAAAACACGATATCTTTGGACATTTAAAACAACAATATAAATATGTAAAATATTCAAATGTTTTACATACTTAGGATACTATCGAATCGTCGGGAATAATATCTATTTTATCACGACATCCAATCTTGGACATATCGTATTGAATTTCTGCTATTAAATCACCCGACGAAGTAATATAGCAATCAGGCAATACGGCATGAATAAAAGCCTGTATACTACCTATCGCGAAACGACGACACAACGACATCGAAAACCAAAAATGTCGCATATAGGTCATACAGACCTTCTTCGGGTGTGTGAATGAAAACAGATTTGATACAAACGATAACATTTGTTCTATATACTACTACTTATATCTCAATAATTACAAAAATATAATCTCTTTGCAATCGACTTAAATATTTATTTATAGTATTTTTATAATGTCTGAAACAACTAACGATAATGCGTATTTTGAGCCATATGCTATACATGGAACACGGCAAATTTTTAATATGAGTATTCAAATATATAATTTTATGTATGATACAATTGTTGCAGCAGCTAATAGTGAACAAGGTAAATCTATTGGAATGAATGTATTATGGACATTCAGTAAAATGTGTGTTTATGCGGAACGAGGGGGGATATTATTATATAATTCAAATGATTATATTAAACAATGTGTAGACCAATGTCTTTCTATGAAAGAATGGTTTGACGATTTAACTAGTAATCAGAAGGTTGAACCAAAAACGAATAATTGGATTCATGTATGTAGAATAAACAACGATGGTCTATCTTATTCGGAAATTTATGATAAACTCTCTGATACCATCACAGAAACCGAATGTGTAAGAAAGTATAAAAGCGCGTATTTATCTGTGTTAAACAATTCGAACCAATATAATGATACATGTGTTATTCTTAAACAGAATAAATTATATTATGTTGGTATGTGTGACGGAGAGGAAATTTCACTTAATGTTGAAACTCCGATCGAAAAATCGAATTGTGTACCAATATCAATTGTATACAAACACCCGGACATGGTTGACGATATTGACCTGTTGTTTCTACCGAATGAAATGTATTGTGTGAATAATTGTCTTTTTTCAAAATCGTTTGTTCGAAGATGTTTAGAATATCAAGAAAAACCATTTGTATTTGATGAACGTTATACTATCAATATTATTGATATGAATGTTACTATGTATACAATAACCAAGAATGAATATATGAAAATATTGGTAGACGAATTCCAAATAAACAAATTGGATGATGAAGAACCAGAATGTGATACTGAAGAACCAGAATGTGATACTGAAGAACAAGAATGTGATAATGAAGAACCAGAATGTGATACTGAAGAACAAGAATGTGATAATGAAGAACCAGAATGTGATACTGAAGAACCAGAATGTGATACTGAAGAACAAGAATGTGATAATGAAGAACCAGAATGTGATA